AGGCCCCTTAAGGGGCCTTTTCTTCATTCGCATTCATCCATATTTGACCTAGTTACTCGCTTCGTTCCCGTCTGTTCGATAAGCCAGTCTAGTTGCGCGTTCGCCGCGTCGCGTTGCTGCCGTAGTCTGGCGTTTTCTGCTTCGAGTTCCTTGATTCTCCTTACCATAGCGTTTACTTCCCACGCATCTGCATTCGCTGATACGCCATTTATTTCTGGCCCATTGAATTCCTCAAGATTATTTAGTTCTTCTTCGGTTAACATTCATCTATCTCCAGCGTACAACCGCCATTTGAAGTTCGCATACGCATAATAACTCCATCAGTTCGCCGATAAGTTTCAACACAAACAGCACCCATACAGCCTAAATGCGCATTCTCAACTTTTCTATCAATAAACTCCTTTTGTGATTTATCCAAAATATCCATCGCTTCACCCATGTGATACTTTTTCACGCTCAACCTCTCTTCTGTTTGCAATACTGCATCAATAAATCCTGAACCTCTTCCTTACCTTCTACGCGCGCCTGCACTACCTGGTCGAGTGTATCGGCAGCCTGTATCTGGTACACGAACACCGGGCGAGGATGGCCCGCCTGATGCTGACGTACCGGGCCGATACGTTCAATAACCTGCGCGTAGTGCTCGTAATTCCACGTCATCGAATAGAATGCCAGGTGGCAACCGCCGTCCTGAAGGTTGAGGCCGTGACCGGCTGACGCCGGATGGACAAGCAACATAGGAATCTCGCCGCGGTTCCAGGCGTCAATCTGGTCGTTGCCTCTCTTACCCTTCGCCAGTGCTACGGCTTCCGGGAACTTCTTCAGGATGCGGGCGCGGTCATGCTGGAACTGGTAGGCCACCAGTAGCGGCGCGCCGTTCAGCTCGTCGTATATCGAGTCCAGCGCTTCCAGCTTCGCGTTGTGGATAGCCTCCCACTCTTTGGTAGCCTCTCCGTCGTCGCCAGTCGTATACACGGCACCGCTGGCTATCTGTAGGCATTTCTGGGTGCGCGCTGCCGCGTTCGCCGCTTCCACCTCTCCGGCTTCGAGCTGGGCGAAGAGTTCCTTTTCCATCTGGTCATAGACTTTGCGGGCCTTAGACGGCAGCGGGACGACGACCGGAACCATCACAGGCTTGTCGCAACCGAAGTATTCGGCGGCGTCCACAGTAAGGCTGATATCCGCAATCTTCTGGTGAATCTCAGTGTCTGCGCCACTACGCGGCTTGAATGATTTAGCTGCATGGTGGCCGCCCTCCTGGATAGAAACGAACCAGCGGTCAGTAAACGCCTGGTAACTGCTGCCGAGGCGTTGGCCCGCATCCAGGAACCAGCACTGGCCCCACAGGTCTTTCAGGCCATTAGGCGCTGGCGTACCGGTCAGATTAATGAAGCGCTTAATCTTCTTGTGCGCCACCTTGCCGAGCGCCCGTGCGCGTTTACTACCGCCACGACTACGGAACGACTTCAGCTTGGTGGATTCATCGGCAACAATGACCGTGAACGGCCAGCGGTCACCCCAGAATTCGACGAGCCACTCCAGGATGTCGTAGTTGCAGCACACCACGTTTGCGTCATCATTGAGCATCACGTCTTCGCGATACTGGCGGCTGCCGGTGCCGTCGACGACGCGCAGCGCGGGGAATTGCCATTTAGTTTGTTCTGCCGGCCAGGTGCCGGAGGCGACACGTAAAGGTGCTAAAACAAGAACCCTGTCACCTTTCCAGCTCTCCTGGTCCCAGTCTTCCAGGATGCCGGACTGGAACATCTTGTTCAGTGACCACATCGTTGCGCCTGTGTTGTGCGTCACCGTGAAATCACCTAACAGGAAGCGGTGGTCGCCGTCGATAGTGAAACCGTAGTAATCATCTACCCCGACCGGCTCGATACTTTTTATACCAACATTCAGAACATTCTTAGCTATCTTGCGCGGAGGGATATTCAGATGACGCCCGCGCACAAACGGCAGCCACGAAAAATCACCAGACAGGCTTACGCGCCAGTAATCACCCCACGCGCCGGTATTTACACACTGCTTGCGCGTTGTCGATTTATATGCCGCAAAACCCAGGCTTCGGGCTAAATAACAGATATCATCGGCTAACACTTCTTTAACGCTAATCCAGTCAAAACCACCGTTGCAATAATACCCATCACTGTCCAGCAAACCAGCCAGTAGTTCGGCGCGCTGCTGGCGGTCGCCACATTTGTAGTTATGCGGGATGTGTTTGTTGTTAAGCACGCCCGCCCGCTTTAAAGCGTCAGTAAACCCCTGCTTTTTATGCCCGGTATTTCCGTAAGAGATATGCCATGTTATACCATCTTTACGGATTTTCATGCCGTTGCGGGCGGCGTATGCCTCCAGATAATCTCTAATCTCTTTTTCGTTGTTGCCGGATGTTATCGCACCTTCTGATGTAGTACCATCACCAAGCCACAGGCCCAGGAGGTACGGCGGCAGCATAACGTCGTCTTGTTCTTTACGTCCAAAATCAACCGCCGTGCGCCAGCCCTTAAGCAGACCGTTACGACCGCGCAGCCATTCTGGCAGCTTAAGCCAGTCCTTCAGTGGGATATCAAAAACAGTATTGTCGGGCCACGTTTTATTTCTGGTTCCGGTTGTAGTTCTTAACGATAAAATGTGACTTTCGTTCACCGTATATGAGTCGCCTTTAGCCGGAGTCACTTCATACATCATCTCGCGGCCTCGCCCCAGCGATAGCACGCGTCGCGGTGTTGAATCGGGGCCCATCAGCAAGTCGCCGACAACTACATCCTGCACGTTCTTAATCGAACCGTCGAACATGATAATTTTTGTATTAATTTTCAAGCACTTACCGCTACCCATTGTCGCAAAAACATTTGCACGAGGGTGTTTCATGATATGCGCAGTTATTAGTTTTTGATAAGGTCTGCGAATAAAATTAGTCATTTGTTTCTCTTCTCACGAATACGCGCCGCTTCTGTAGCACGACGGCAACTTTTACAAATGTTCCGGTAGCCGTCGATACTGGCTACACTGGACTTATGAAACGCCGACAGTGGTAGACGCTCGCGGCACTGGATACAGCGCTTACGCGGCTCGGGTTCTTTGGGGATTAGTCGCATGGGAACAGCTCAGCCACTAAAGCATCAACCTGACGCTTGCTGCCGATGACTCTCACGTCAGCGCCGACAGCGCGCATCCGGGCGTGTTCGCGAAGCTGGTGTTCTTCTGGCTGCGTGTCTTCGGTTGCTTTGTATTCGATGAACACGACGCACGGTTGATAGTTATCGGCCATTTTACCCCATATAGTAGGGCGCTCCGGCACCAGCACCAGATGGTCCGGGCAGCCGCGACGGCCTTCGTAGCCAATCTTGCGAACCAGGCAACCGTGCTTCTTCAGTTCGGCCATACCGTAGGCCTGGATAACGCCTTCTGGTGTTTTAGCCATTGTTCTTTTCCTTCAGTTTGTTGTGCGCGCGGAGAATCTCGCTAACGATATGACCTGTAAGATAGGTAACAGGCTCCTGGTTATTCGTATCGACAATGATTCCGAGACGATGACAGATGTTCAGCACAACGTGCATTGCCTCATGCGCCATAGTCCGCACGGTGCAATCAGACGGCAGCCAAACGACGTTTTTATCGTTGCCGTAGAATACTGCGCCGTTCATATTGAAATCTTCATTGAACACACCGCACTTCACCGCGGCCAGCCGTGACGCCTCTTCTTCGTCAATTACGACCCAAACATCCGCGCCATAAATAGGAACTTTGAATTTTACATGTTTCATGTTGGCTGTCTCCAGATGTGTTTAAGCGATGACTCAAAGATAAGCCATCGCTAAGTATTAGTCAAATATTATTTGGCGTAGCGCATCAGCTCATCACCAGTCGCCGCAAGCGGGAACCCACCGGCCCACGACGGCAACTCACACATTTTGCTAATAAGCCCTTGTATAGAATATTCGTCTGTTTTTGGCACATCGCACACTATTTCATCATGCACATGGAGCACAATAGGCCATTTCATATTAAGTTCGACGTTAACAAGCGCGTAGGCCAGAAGGTCACGGCAAAGCGCCTGCGTGACGTTCTCCGACAACTTGCCGCCGTAGGTGTACTGTTTTGACCATTGCCGTGTGGTCTGATTCTGACCCATGTAGCGGATACGCTCACGGTACCCTGTTCTGTCGTCGTCCTCGTCAATCTGTTTCTCGACAGAAATACCGATACCCGGATAACTCAGCACACGCCCGCTCGGCAGCTCTACCTTAAGCCACCACCCCGGCACGCGTTCGCCTTTCTCTTTGGTGAACGTGCGGGTAATTTTAATCGCCCGGTCGTCGTTCTCGCGCACCGCCGCACCAGCCCAGTAAGCCGTACCCGGGTCTTTGATGGCGTTCATCGCTGCGGATTCGAGGTCATTCCAGAACTGGCAGGTTGCCGGGTGGGATTCTCGCCACATGCGCTTAATGCTGTCACAGGTAAGCCACACATTCTTCGGCAGGTCATAAGAAGGGCGCTCCGCCTTCTGGCCGTTAAAGCCTTTCTTGTTCTTCTCCTGGATGCGCGCATACTCATAGCCACGCTTGGCAGCCGCCCAGATGTGGTCTGGGAATGTGCCTTTCATCGTCTCCGCCATCGCGTACAGGTCTAGACCGAGGTTCTTGGCAAAGGTAAGGAACGCCGCGACGCCACCCCCGTAGCCGAGACCTAGTTCACAGGCTTTACCAATCTGACGCAGGTCTTTGCGCATTTTCTTAATATAGTCCGGCTCCATGCCAAACATCTTACCCGCGGTAACGCAATAGATATCCAGACCTGCTTCGAACGTTGCAAGAGCTGTCTTTTCCCCTGCCAACCACGCCAGGCCGCGCCCTTCCACGTTGGAGTAGTCGGCAACCAACAGTTTGTTGCCGATGGTGGGTATAACGCAGCTACGAACCGTAGTAGCTGTTAGTTTCGACACGTCATAAGCCCAGTGCGCCTTACCTTTTAGCAACATGTCAATGCCTGTTGATAATGCGTGTTTACGTAATAGATAATTACGCTCGGACTCACCAGGCATACGGGTAACTTTATCCTCCGGGTCGTCATCGTAATAACCACGGGCTAAGTTCTGCGGCTGAAAGCCTTTACCAGCAAAACGTAAAGTTCTGGACGCACCGCCATACTGAATACAACCGCGACGGCGACCATCGGCGGACAGGCCCAGCAGAAGTGGATTGTACTTGGTCGATGCCGTGGAGCTGGCCCCCAGGCGCATTTCTATAATCGTGCGGGCGTCATCAGGCAGGTCATCGTCAGCCAGCAGGTCATTGAGAGTAGACTTCTGTGCATTGAGAATCTCATGGCCGGGCGCGAGGTTCCGCAGCGTAGGCAGAAAATCAGCACCGGTAAGGCCCGCACCCCATTTAGCGTTTGCTTCCGCCTGGAGTTCAATCTTGTGTTGCTTCACCGCTTCGATTGCTGCGTTAGCCAGCGCCGTATCGACGTAGAAACCCCGGTCATTGATGCGCTGGTCGACCGCCAGGACGGTGTTCTCAAACTCAGTGTTACCCCACTGCGGCAACGAATGGTAAACCTCACGCATTGCAGAAATATCTGACTTGGCATAGGCCAGGAATTCAGCCCATTCGCCAGGGTGAGTCTCTTTGGTGTAGCGGCGAACTTTGTAGTTCTTCGGCGTGGGCTTACAGAAGCGCTGAATGAGCGCCTTCCCGCGCTTGTCCTTGGCGTTCTCCTCTTCAACCTGCAACACCTGACATAGCGCGTCCAGGCTGCCTGGGAGGGAGTGGCGGAACGCGCAAATCATCGTGTCGATAATGTTGCGCGGGTCGATGTCAACACCCCAGCACTCGCGCATCAGCAGACGGTCGAAGAGTAAACCGTTATGCATGACCAGTTTAGCCTTGCCTCGCTGTACCCGGCGCAGACCTTTGCGCAGTTCATCCGGCATACGGCTGCCGTCTGTACTGTCCCAGACCCGCACAGGCTCGTAATCGAACGCATACGAACAAATCATGATTTCGGTTTCAGGATGTTCCGAATACGCGTAAGCCCCGGACTTCTTCAGGTCGACCGGAGAGAATGTTTCTGTATCGAGAAATAAAAGGTCGAAGCTATTCATTTTGGGTAGGCCTCTTTTGTTAAAGATATTTCACCTTTTAGTGGATACAAATAGGTGTGCTTACCAGATACTTTTATCTCTTTTAATAAACCGGCATCGCGCAGTTGGCACAGTCTTTTGGCAAACGGTTTAAGCTCGCCTTTGTATTTCGTTCTTAAAGCTCTCGAGTGGTATCGTTTCCCCTCGGGCGTTTCTAATACGGTATCTGACGCAGTGGTGCCCACATACACCCAATTAGCGGCTTGGTACACAATGCCCACATGCCCATGTTCGGGGTCTGCGTATGACATATAAATTTTAAAATTAAAATTTCTTCGTAAATCCCGCAAGGCGCGCGACATAAACCAAGTGTTAGTATTTCTAGGGCAATCATCGTCGACAACCATTCTTCGCAGCTCTATTACGTCGCCTTCGGAACTACCGTATTTTTTCCATGCTGTTGTCGTTAATTGCCCGAAAATTATTGCGCCTTTCAAGGTATTAGCTTCAAATAGCCCGTAACATACTGTTATTTTAAGGCCATTAATGTTGTGAGAATAGTGTTTTAATTCTACATAATTACGAATGTCACTTACTTTAACTTTTCTAATTTGATAATTCATGGTTCTACCCCACTTAAAGAAAAGCCCGCATCAGCGGGCCTTGTCGTTATCGAATATCCTTATTCTTCGTCGTCTTCATAGCTGCGACGTTTCCGGCGCGGACGTTCTTCCTCTTCGTCATCCTCATCACGGCTTGGACGGCGCTTAGGCTTGGACGGCTTATCGTCGTCATCGTCCAGGTCGCTATCGGTCGCCACTTCACCAGCACCACCGAATGCTTCACCATCTTCACGGAATCGCACACCCAGCAGGTTAACCAGCAGCGTCTTATATGCGTCATACCAGTAGATTTCAACGGAAATGTTGGCGTAGCAACCCGCGTAAACTTCTTTACCTTCGATGTCATCGCCGTCGATGGTCAGGCCGCGCTCAGAACCCTGGCGCTCACCGGCAGACGTCATAATAACCGGGCGCTTCTGGCTGGTAGCTTTGAAGTACAGACCTTCTTCCAGACCTTCGATTGGCTTATCACGCTCCGCCAGGTCGCGGATTGCGCATTTATCTGCATGGTTGCCGAAACCGTAGTTCTTATCCATCCACTTCTCGGCGGCCTTAGCTGACTTCATGCCTTCGGTCAGAACTTCCAGTACGGTAGAGTCCAGCTTTGAAATCTGCGGGTCATTCTTGTCAAGGTAGGCGGTAAGCTGATACTTACCTTTGACCGGTTGACCGTTAGCGTTTACAGAATCGGCAGCTTTCTCGAATACATTTACCCAGCCGATACGAACGTTTTTCAGGTTCAGTTTAATTCCCAATTTTCTTATCCTCTTTCAGTGTTTATAGAATCGCTCGGGTTAAACTGCCCGGCCAGTGACTAAACTGTATTACTTTAATAGTATCCAGTCAACTTCTTTTTCATATCTTTTTCGCGCCAAACTTGCTTCTTGGGCTGTTGGATACAAGCCAAGGTATATGTAAACACTATCTATAGTTATGCCAGCTTGATATTTATTGCGCTGTTTGTTCCAGAATACTCCCGTGAATCCGCTTTTATTATGGCTTCTCCCTGTCTGAATCCCACCTTTCAAAACATTGTCGCGGTGTGATATCAACTGGAGATTTTCTATACGGTCGTCGTCTCGAACGGCATTTATATGGTCAACTTCAAAGCCTTCAGGGATTGGGCCATTATGATATTCCCAGACTAAACGGCTTCGCTGATAGAACTTTCCGTTTATGTTTATCTGAACATAACCTTTTCTGTGTTTTGTCCCCGCAGACGCTCCGACGGGCATTCTTCCAGCTTTATGGCGATAAAGAAGTTTCCCGTTTTCGTACACAAAGCGTTGTCTAACCATCAATCATCCAGGTCTGAATCGGTTGCCGGATTCCACGCTGGGCGCTTGCCGTCTGCGGTTGCAATTGACGGCTGGCCTGGCTTGCGGGTTACGAGTTTAGACAGTTCCGCCCAAAGTTCAGGGTCCTCTTTGCCGATTATCTTTTCAGCTTCTGTAGGGTTGACCGGCACGATTTTATCCAACAGATAACCGTTATGATGATTAGCTCGAAACCTATTCACTGCTTCTTCATCGCTCCAGATCCGGTTCCCCGGACGCCCTTCGACCAATTTAAGCCCTTCCACCGTCTCGCCACGCATCAGCGCCGCGTACATGGCTTTCTCAATGTCAGCGATGTGCTGGCGCATCAACGGCAGCTTATCGTATTCAGCCTTGAGCTGGTCGAGTGACATCTCGGTTGAGTCGTCAGACAAATCTGACTCAATCTCCCGCGACGCAACCTTTCGCTTGGCGTTGCACTTCTCGGCGAACCGACACCACTGGCACGCATCGTTACCCGGGCGGAAGTCGGCTGGTTTAAGACCTTTCTTACCGCGCTGGAACGCGTCGATAGCCTTTAATGCACGGCCCTGTGCGAACTTGCCGAACTGCTCCAACGCTTCTGGTGTCGTGTCCCACTCGTCGGCGCCGCCCGCATACGGCTGGAAGATTACCAGACGCACGGCAGTGATGTCGTACAGGCGCTTATAGACGCGCAGCAGGCCGAGCGCGTAGAGCATCATCTGCTTGTTCTCTTTCGCCGCCACCTTGTGCCGCCCGGTCTTCAGGTCGCCGACAACAAGTGTGTATTTGCTGTTTTCGTCTGACCAGTCATTTTGCAGTACAGCTACCAGGTCGGCAGTGCCGAAGGTCTGTAGTGGGTTGCCGTTCAATTCGACGCCGGGATGCAGAACACGCGTCAGGTTAACGCGCGACTCCACCTCGACCAGTTCGGCAGCGTCGATAAGAGGACGGCAGTAGTCGACGTACTTATTGACCTGCGACACGAAGTCGTCAGTGATTAACACTGCGCCTTTCTCCGGCTTGACCAGCGCCTTGATTGGGCCTTTGCCTTCGTTTAGCGCGTACACGCCTTTGTACTTATCCGCAGTAATGTCGTCGCCCTTGATGACGCGGTTAAGCACAGTCTCCGCAACCAGGTGCATCACTGTGCCATTTACCGCGGCCTGCCCGGACTCGTTAGGCAGGCCGAATTCACACGCCAGGGAGGCACTACAGGCAAGCCATTTTTTGGCCGACGACGGCGACAGTAACGCGTGCTCCTGGTTGCTGCCGCTGGTGTTCTTCGATTTTAGTTTCATTCTTTTGGTGGCTCCGGTAATGGCATCCAATGAGTGACATGCTCAAACCCGTCCAAATCGTTACTCAACTGGAACCTGCGAAGGAACATGCAATATTCGGCTATTTCTATACTGTTAACATTGGTGCAAACCAAATACGAACCATCTGTAAATGGTTTTCTGTCCTCAGAACTTACCCACTCGCTCATGACTGAAACTCCCACTCGTCGATAATTTTCACCGTCTCCGTGTTGAGGTGCGCGCCCCACATGCCGGACTCATCCCAGACAATCCCCTCCGGCGCGGCGGCGGTGCGTTGCTTAATGCGCGACGGCGCGGTCTTGGGGTGGAACAGAGCAACGTCTCGCTCGGAGCCCGGCGAGTTCTGACGCGCCAGCCATAGCATCGGCTTACCGTCGCGGTTGTCTACAGCTTCATAGAGTGCGTATTTCATTCTGGCAGCTCCCCGGTTTCGATGAAGTGTTGCAGGATTTTTACCACTTCGATTGACTGTTCCTTATCGAAACCAATTTCCTCGCCGCGTAAATTGAATAAAATAACCTTAGTATCGTCTTCCAATTCGTCTACATAGGCTTCTACGTCATAGCAGTTTTCTGTTTCTTTAATCAACATAGCTCTAACCCTCTTGAGAAAAGGCCCTGGCGAACCAGGGCGCGGCTGTTAGTCTTTAATACTGAAATTCATCGCTTCAAGCTTTTTACGCTGCTTTTCGATTGACGCAAGTTTAGCAGCACGGCGGCGCTCGCAATCAGCAAGAGCTTCGGCCTCTGTTAACCAGAAGTCTTTGCCACTGGCGCACTGTGACCATCCGTTAGAATGCCAGAAGGCGAAAGTACCATCGTGTTTCAGCACTGCATCAGTCTTAAAAAGCCCGCTTGATAGTGCGTATTTAGTGACGTAGATAGTAGTCACGGTTTATTCCTCTACTTCGTAATATTTGCCGACTAGCTTGGTGGCGTCTTTGTGGAACGCTTCGACATCTTCGTCGGCCAGCTTGGTCACGGTGCGGACTTTGTAGTCCTCCAGCAGCTCGTCGAACTTGTCGGCGCATTCGTCGGAATCACCGGCAGCGATGGCCTTAGCGATGGTCTTAATCTCTTCGCGCAGCTTAGCTACGTCCGGGCCTTTAGGCTTAGTTGCTTCCGCTGCGGCTTTGATAGACTGACCGCGCGTGCGTTTTTGCTTCGGCTTCTCTTCCAGCTCTTCGTCGTCCAGGTCGTCTTCTGGCTCCGATTTAGCTTTAGCCGGTTTGGTGTCGATAACGTCTTCGCCTTCGACTTTAATCTCAACAGGCTTAGTGGTGTTGTTAGCCACGGTCACGGCTGCCGGTTGTTTTGCGGAGTTCGCTGCAATCAGTTCGTGGGCAACAACGAAACGTTCGAGTAATTTGATGATAGTTTCTAACATTGTGTGGTTCCTTTTATATGCCGGATTGTGGCCCCGGCGTTGCCGTTTGAGATTATGCTTGCACAACTCCCAAAATTGCGGTCAATGCTTCACTGACCGAGCTGTACAGATTAGGTAAATATCCGCCGTCAACATATGCGTAAAATCCGATATCACCGTCTTCGCCAGGTTCTACACCCCAATCATCGGAAAGGGCTGAGATTGCGTTTGACAACTCTTCTTCAGACATTTTCTTGTCTCCGTATCAGTTGGTGATGAGAACTATAATACTAAACTAATCCGGTGTGCAAGCACTTTAGTAAAATAATTTTCAGCTTGTACGGCGCGTGATTACTGATGTATATTATGACGACAAACAACCAAGGAGCTATGTAATGAAGCCACAACCGACCGAGTTTAGTACCCGCCTTCGTGAAACTATGCGCGCGAAAGGCATTATGCAAATTGAGATGGCACAGCGCTGCGGAGTGACACAATCGGCAATTAGCCATCTGTGCTGTGGGCGTAACAATATTGCCGATGTGAACCTGCTGTTCAAGATGGCCGATGTGCTGGAAGTAGACCCGCGCTGGCTGGCGGAAGGCGAATAAAAAGAAGCCCCGGCATCAAAGTGAGCGGGGCTTTTCTCGAAGTGGGTTGTCACCAAAACAACATAAGCGAATACGAAAACTTGGCAATACGAGTATAACCCCGTGTTGCTAAAATAGTCAAATAAAGGTAGCAGCATGGAAAATATTCTCTTCTCCATCGGCAACGATGCTAAATCCCGTCGCGCCAAAAACTACGATATGACCTGGCCGGAGTTCATCGCCGAGATGATGGACTACATCGACGAGCCAAGCCTTGGCGTTGAGTTCTCCGGCGATGAAACCAAAGAGCAGTACGACCGCAAGAAGAAACAGCAGAACTATATCGCCGCTGCCGTGGACAAAGTGCGCTCTAACGATACCGTCCTGGGCCGCTCAATCCTGTTCATCGACCTGGACGGCGTAACGACGCGTCAAGTGCGCAAAGTCACCCGCACGCTAGATGAGAAGGGCTATGCTTATTTCGCGCACGGCACCAGCTCCGACCGCCACGCACTTAAAGGCGGCGCTGATGTGCGCGCGGTGCGCTTCCTTATCCCGACCAATCGCCCGATGGACGCGGACGAAATCTGGCACGTCCAGCACAGCTTCTTAAACTGGATTGGCCTGGACGAAATGGAAGGCGTCGACATGACCGCCTGCCAGCGCGCCCGCATCATGTTCGTGCCTCCGTACGGCGCGGAGTGGTGGGAAGGTAAAGGCAAGCCGGTACGTGTAAGCCAGATGCTTAACAATGGCTATGAGCCGCCAAGTGAGTCCGGCAACACGGTCTGGTCTGAAGAGTCGCTCGCGGCTGCGTCGGAAAATTCCCAGGCTATTGCTGGCTGGGCGTTCGAGATGGGCCTGGAAATGATGTCGTCTGGGCGCGGCTGGGCGGTACAATGCCCTAACCACATGAGTCACACCGACGGGCGCGACGGCACAGAAGGCGATACCGCTATCATGCTGCCAGATTCGCTGCACCCTGAAGTGCGCTTCGTCTGCCAACATGCGCACTGTCGCAACCTGAACAGCCACCAGCACATGATGCTTCAGCTCGTCGGCGTGCCGAATAGTTATTTACCTGAAGCGCATAACATTTCGAAGAAGCAAATCGCCGAACTGTTCCCTTTCATGGACGAGGACGAAGTAGAGTACGTTCACTGCAACCAGGTAGAGGCAGCGGCAGACGGTCTGGATGCGCACATCTGCCAGGACGAAGACCTGATGGACGAGCCTTGTGCGCTGTTCACCAAGCGAGACCCGATTATCGATGGCCTGTACAACTTCAAATCGACGTTCGAGCTGGTTGGTGAGTCTAACATCGGTAAATCATTCTTCCTGCTTGGTCAGATGGCGTGCGCGTCGGCGGGCATTCCGTTTGCTGGCGCGAAGGTTATCAAATCGCACAGCTTCTATTTCGATGCCGAGGGCGGCAGCACGACAATTGACCGTAAGCAGGCGCTACAGAAGACTTACGGCGACGACCTGGACTGGCTTCACATCATCGACCTGCAATCCGAAGGCTGGGACATTACCAGCAAGGCAGGCCAGCGCGCCATTATCCGTCACATCCGCACAACGGCTGGCTCCGACCCGGTCGGCCTGGTGGCGTTTGACTCCCTCAACCAGTCGGTTGCGCTGTCAGATAAGCCGTTCGACGAGAACTCATCTTCCGATATGGGTACTGTCGCATCGGCACTTAAAGCGATTGCCGATGAAACCGGTGCGTGCGCGGGCGTCGTTCACCACCCGGCCAAATCCGAGAAAGGCGCCCGTCGTATTGGTCGCGGTTCCGGTGCGCTGCACGGTGCCGTTGACTTCGTCTACTTCATAGAGCAGCCGGACGAGTCCGAACCGCTGCGCCTGAACTTCTATATGGAGAAGGCCCGCGGCAGCACCAAGCAGTTACCGCGTGGCTTCCTGCTGGCTAAATGTAAGATTGAAGTCGCACATGGCCACGCCGACGCTATCCTGGCGCTGCAATCCGACCGGGAAGCCCCGGACTTCTCGGCGTTCCTGGAAGGTCAGACCGTCAAGCCGCTAGATTCACAGCCGCGCGACGAAACCCTGGTGCTTATCCCCGTAGCCCTGGCGCCGTTCGACTCGAAGGCTGCCGATGCCGGGCGCCAGGCGGTGAAGCAAACCGAACAGGACGGCCCGATGCTGCGAGGAACCGAGCAGGCTGTTTACGCTGCACTGGAGGAGTTGCAGAACGAGCGCGATGACGGAGAAGGGTTCGCCCCCGCAGATGTCATCAAGATAGTCGGCAAGGGTGGAGACCGATACAAGATTCTCAAGGACCTGGCGAAAAGGAAAATAATCTGGTACGGGCGTGACGAAAACGGACGTCTACTGAACGGCGAAAACGGCACTTTCGTTAAGTACCGCATCCCAACAGACATTAACGATTTAGAAGATTCGCAGCCAACATCCGAGGAAGATGACCTCGAAAACTAAGCTCTAGGGGAGAAAGGGGAGAATGTTGGCTGTGAATAGTTATGCAGAAAAAGTGAATAGTTATTCGGGGGGAGATTTGGGGGAGAAATTGCCGAGGGGGAGAGGTCTTCCCCCGTCTCCCCCGCCCGTCACGCCTGGGTTTGTTGCCGAGGGGGAGAATTAAGGGGGCTGCTCCTTAGAGGAGAGATGGGTGGGTTTCCCCCACCATCATCCCTCACGTCGCCTTATTCATTATTGACTATGCATCACGGCAACAAAGATGGACGTATCAACCGGCAGCGCAAAGATTTATGTTGGCTGCTACTTGCAATCATATTATTAGTGTCGTAATATCTGTGTATGCCAACAGAGGAGATAGAGAAATGGCTATTGATAGTAAAGAGTACGACCGTCTGTGTGAGCTGACAGACGAACTGCGCGAAGCCCAACAGGCGTTGTTTGTAGCCGCAAGCACTAATGACTCTATGGACGCCGCAAGACGTTTTGTAGCGGCAGAGAATGCCTGGGAGGATTTTGTTAACGGTTTGGTTGACTCTAAGTAATAGCGGCGTGCGACGTGTGATTGTGATGTTACAACATAACATTTCTCAACCCCGTCGCACGCGTAACTAAGATATATCCTATTGCAGAGGTGTGAAAATGACTCAGGTTCAATTCTGTTTGCTGGTCGGGTTTATCATCGGCCTTACGGTCGCTAAAACAGCCGTCACGTTCGGCGTGTTCTCAGGTTGGTGATTATGTTCGCACTAAAAGATATCGTCACCTGGACGCACCCACGCAGCGGTAAGACGCACACCGGGGTAATCGTCAGGTTTTACCATCTCAACGGCAGCGAGCGTTACGTGGTGCAGGTGTGGCGTCCGTTGGCACGCCGCCCGCGCCACTACCGACCGAATCCTGCCTGGCTGAAGAAATTGCGTTGACATCACGATAATACTCAGCTAATATGAATATCAGTTAACCAACGGAGATAGAGACAATGTACATTTTAACTATCATGATGTCCGGTATGGGTGGTAATGCTGTTGCTACCGCCGAATTTAATAACCTGCAAGCGTGTGAAGCCGCAGTGCAAGAAGTCAAAAAGAAAGATGACAGCGCTAGTTTCACGCAGAAATTTTGCGTGCCAAAAGGTGAGGTAAGATAATGGCTACCCTAAAAGACCACCAGCAGGCGATGGTCGACCTGCTCGCGTCCGGCAGCGGTATCCCGGCCTCCGCGTCACGTCTTGCTCATGCGATGCATGATGTGCTGGAGACGCTTAACCTACAGCCGGGGGACGCAGCATCGCGGGTTGCTACGTACAACCAGATGCAGGAGCTTTTCGCGAGAACTGATTCGCTAGATGCGCCGTGGCTTAAACACCAGGATGCAACTACACCCGGCCTGAACGACAAGGCCCTGGCGGCCGATGTAGAGGCGTGCCGACCTAAAGACACCATGTTTGACCGGGCACGTGCAGCCGAGCGTCGCGTCAAGGAGCTGGAGAACACGGTTAAGCAGTTGCGGGCGAGTAATGCGAAGCTACGTGAAGAGTGAGACGATATGACAGTTAGTTATCAGGCCGTAATGACTGAATTACGTCAGATTAAATGCGACCACGACTTCACTTATCGCAGCGGCGTTTCAGCGGGGCACTGTTTGAAGTGTGGTATCAGTAGGGAGCCAGAACAGGCAGGCTGCCGTAAGCCCGATACGCAGATTTGCGTTCAGGTAAGCGACCATGATTTTGCTGTTGATACAGGGTTTTGCGTTTATTGCGGCAAACATTACCGCGAGGTAACGAAATGACCAGTGTTCTCTTCATCTGGGTACTTAACGCAGGCCAGGTGCACCTGGAGGGCATAGAGACATTCTACACCCTGGAGGCTTGCCAGACGGCAGCACGTAACGCTGAGAACGCACCTATGGCCTTTGCCGAGCGTTCAGACGTACAGGTAAGGGCTTTCTGTAACACGAAACGACTGAGTAAGGATAAGTGATATGTACGAATATTTTACGATTGAGAGCGCCATATATGCTTATGAACGCCTCGGTATCGCAGTAGAGTGCGACGGGGACTCCTTATCGGTATACGGGTTGTTGGTGTGTTATGACTGAAGACGAAGAACGCGCGGCTGACCGCAAGGAACAGGATGAATTACTCGATGAATGGTACAGAACAGGAGAATGCCCTTATGCCAAAAGATAACGTGAACCATCCAGACCACTACACCCAAGGTGGCGTTGAGTGCATCGACGCTATCACGGCAGCTACTGTAAATAAGACCGGTATCGAAGCCGTCTGTGTGGCGAACGTCATCAAGTACCTGTGGCGCTACGAACTGAAGAACGGAGAGGAAGACGTCAGGAAGGCGCAGTGGTACTTGAACCGGCTTGTCGCAGAACTGGAGAAACAACATGAGTCTGGCAACTGACATACTGAAACGTGCTAACTCCGACCTTTCGCCCCCATCTAAATCAATACGGGCTGACTATATGGGTCTTGCCATACGCAAAAAGGCGAAACGAGCTGCACCTAAAGGCCCAAGGTTAAACAGGAAGAAGGGTAAGACCGTTAAATACGTAGCACCGGAGCACGAGCACGTTGCTGGGGTTGCTTTTAACTCGCGCAATAACACATGGGACGCTTATTTTTACAATGGAGTAAAAACAATACGCATTGGCATGTTTCATACGCAGGCTAGAGCTATCATTGCTCGCAGGATTTATATGTACTGGCGTAAATGCGGCTTCGACAACATACCCAACAAGCCAGAAAGGAGACTATACACAATGCGTAACTACTCAGATAAATCCTAAAAATAAGTGATTCTGTATTGACAATCTGCTAACCTCCGTAGTGAAACTAACCATTACGGAGTCCTCACACCGATGGACGATAAACACTTCTGGCTAGCCGTAGCAGCCATTTGCGGCGGTGCCGTAGCCCAAATTAAGAAAGGCGAGACTATCCCGCTATGGCGGCGCCTTTGCCATCTTGCGGCAGGTGCAGCATGTGCGGTGTATGCATCTCCGGTTATTATCAGCTACTATGAACTATCAAATTCTGATGGTCAGTACCTGGTGCCTTTTGGCGTTGGTATGTTCTGGTTGAAGCTATTCGAAGCCGCAGATGCATCCATCGGCAACATCAGGTTACCGTGGAGTAAATAAAATGCCCGCTACTTTCCTGAACACCCCCCTAGGTATTATCTGTCTGGTGGTTATATGTGGAGTCTCCCTAATCAATATTTACGCCCACTGGATTGAAGATGGTCTGGTCGGGCGTTTGCTTTATATGGCCCTGGCGCTGACTTGTACCGTGGGGCTATTTCTATACACCAGCGCTAGTGACCCTGAACACCTCACGCCAACAATCGTTGTCATTTTCTGTCTGCTTGGCATTCGTAGCCTGGCGGTGAAATCGATGCGCTATTTTAAATACCGGAGGAAATATGCGAAACATCTCAGATAACGGCCTTCATTTTACCGCGGCATTCGAACAGTTCCGAGGAACCGCCTACAAAGCTACTAAGAACGAGAAATACTGGACAATTGGCTTCGGGCATTACGGCCCAGACGTCAAAGAAGGTCAGAAGATTACCGAAGGCCAGGGTCTTATTCTGCTGAACAAGGATATGGCTGCCGCTGTGAAAGCTGTAGACGCCGCAGCGCATCCGTCACTGAACCAATCGCAGTTCGACGCGATGGTTGACCTGGTGTTTAACGTCGGCCCTGGTGCTATCGCAGCAACCACAGGCACCGGTAAAGCGTTACGAGCTGGTGATGTTGCCACACTGCGCCAGAAGCTGCCTCAGTTCATCAACCAGAACGGCAAACCACTGCTTGGCCTTCGCCGCCGCGCAACCGGACGCCTGGCGCTGTTCGACGGAATGCTGTGGCAACAGGCAGAAAAAGCTGGACGCGCCGTTAATTAGTCGTATACTTTAAATATTCCACCCAGCCAGCCTTTGCCCCGACTAACCCTCGGGGCTTTTTTTTATCTTATTCGCAAATAATAGTTGCATAATATCTATGACCGGCCTATAGTCTGATTACACCATACAACATGAGGTCGAAGGGAAATGTATAAGCCAAAAATGCAATCACATAAACACGGCGATAAGCAATGCGGTACGGACTCAAGCGGCAGCCGAGTTACACATATCTATTTCAAACCGACAGATGCGGATAAAGGCTGTTGGTTGCATGAAAATGTGTATGCAGAAGTCTGTTTCCGCCGTGGGGTAGCCAAATGAAAATCACCGACAAACTCGCGTTCGAAGACGCACAAATCATGGCCCGCGCCGCTATCGAGATGACCGAGCGCTGGTGGAAAGAGGCCTACTGGTACGGCGCTATGCAGGCGCTGAAAGCAGCGTATAAGGGGGGGGGGGAAAGTGATGAAAAAGATACCAGGCGGAATTTTTACCTATTCGGATAAAGACAGAACTATCCGATATAAAGATGAGAACGGCAATGATGTGGCCGACACAGCCCCTGAAGGTAAATTGTTTCGCTTCTACGCGCACGACCAGGACAATATATTTTATTACGAGGATGAATAACCATGTTTGACCAATACGACTATCAGCAATACGGCACTACCACGGCAGCGCCTAAGTACACCAAGCCAAACCAGCCACCGATGCCGAGCCGCGAAGAACTGCTGGCGCGCAATAGCTTCGGCTCAGTGAACGATAATAAATATTTGAATAGGTTTCTGGAGAATAAAAATGACTAACCAAGAATACGAAGCAGCCTGTGTAACCGCAGCGAAGGTCTACGACCGTTTCGAAGGCGAGCGCAAGCTGAAACAGATTGACGAGCACATAGCCCAGGTAGAGAAGACCCTGGTATCGCTTCAAGAGATGCGCCGTGAGATTGTGAATCAGTACAATCTGAATAAGTGCGAGCATGATTTCGACTACAACCCGAAAGACATGCGAGGCCAGTGCGTAAAATGCGGGGTGCAAAAACGATGACCGCCAAAGTAACTAAAGAATCCCTGGCCGAGAATATCTGCCGCCTGGAGAGTTACGGAGACCTGTCACTGAACGAGGAATACCAGCTCAAGGCGTATCGTCTGCTAATCGACCTGATACCGGATTGTGACCACGACTGGTACTCTCCGATGGCGGACGTAGCGGCTCAGTGCATGAAATGCGGGAAGATGGAATGACTAACATCATCATGGTAACAATTATCGGCGCGCCGCTGGTCGTCCTGGCGCTTAAAGAAATGGGGTGGTGGCTATGACGAGCATCCCGGAACTCATTAAGCGGCACGGGTCTATTGCGGCAACCTGCCGTGAGACCGGCCTTAGTGAATTGACCATCGCAAAATACCGGTTCGACACCGGCTGCGAGAAGCACGTAATCTATAACGGTCGTTTGATGACACACCATAAAACAAGCCCGGTGCTGTACACGCGCCGCGGTGTAACCAAGACGGAGAGGGCGAACGGGTTATGAGAATTGCACTGATTGAAGATAAGCACGTATTGGCATGCGTTGGAAAGATGCGTGATGGGGGGGGGCCAACGTATTACATTCGCAACTTGCTATCGTATCTGTATAAAAATTTGGACACGCCGTCCGTGTTGCGTAAGTTAAAGGACATGGAAAAGCGAGGCCTGGTGGAGCGGGTGAAAAGTCAACACTTCCTGAATAACATAAGCTGGACTTTAGCTTAACCTCCTGCCCGCCCCTGTGCGGGCTTCTTTTGCCTTTGTCAATATCTCGCTATATAATCCCCTAAGAGGTGCGCAGGGCGCGTCTCATGCGTTATGATGGTCATAACCGCATTCGACAGGAGATTTACCCCATGAAGATTGGCAAGGCTAAACCGAAAGGTGTTGCCGGTGTGGCGCCAGCACGTAAAACAGGCGACAAGGAAAAGCCGGAGGGCTATGTCTGTGGTCGCCCGACTAACTACCGCCCGGAGTACTGCCAGTCGATTATAGAATATTTCGCCGCGCCTGAATCGTGGGATATTAACGTCGACGCAAAAGGCAGCGCTAAAGCTGTTCCTAAGAGTAAAATCCCTACCGTAGAGCGCTGGTGCTACAGTATCGGTGTGCATAGCCGCACGTTGGACGACTGGCAGGCTCGCTATCCTGAATTCAGGGATGCGTACCAAACCGCCCGCGGGCTACAGCAGGCATTCGCTATAGAGCTGGCGGCTGCCGGTATCGGTACAAGCATGATGAACACCTTCATGCAGGTTAAGCATGACTGGCGAGTCGCGCGAGAAGACGAAGAACAAAGCAACGAGCCAATCCAGAAAGTAGTCGTGGAGGTCGTCAGTGCAGATAAGCATAAAGGCGACTGAGCCACAGGCAGCATTCCTCGGTATGCACTGTAAATTCCCGGCCTTCGTTGCCGGTTTCGGCACAGGTAAATCTGAGGTGATGTGCAATTCCGCCCTGCTTGACAGTCTGGAAGGCGGTTCGTCATCCTTGATTGCCATGTACGAACCGACATACGACCTGGTTCGCCTTATCCTGGCCCCGCGTATGGAGGAGAAGCTCCAGGAATGGGGCGTGCGATACCGCTACAACAAATCTGATAACATCATCTACACGTCCAACAGGCAGCTAGGCGACTTTGTTCTGCGCACCCTGGACAACCCGGCGCGAATCGTCGGCTACGAATCATTCAGGGCTAAAGTGGACGAACTGGACACGCTGAAGATGGAACATGCACAGGAAGCGTGGAACAAAATCATCGCCCGTAACCGCCAGAAGCCGGACACTTACGTGCAAACATCGCCCAAGCCGGTTAACACGGTGTCTATTTTCACCACGCCGGAAGGTTTCCGCTTCGTTTACGACCGCTGGGTGATTAATAAGAAACCAGGCTACGAGATGATTCAGGCGTCCACGCTGTCGAATCCATTCCTGCCGGAGGATTATGTTGACTCCCTGCGCAAGACATATCCGTCGCAGCTTATCAACGCGTATATCAATGGGAAGTTTACCAACCTCACATCTGGAACCGTGTATTATGCGTACAACAGACAGCGTCACAGCAGCCGGGAAACGATTAAGCCTGGTGAAACGCTGTACATCGGTCAGGACTTCAACGTCGGGCAGATGGCATCAACGGTATACGTACAGCGCGGCTACGTATGGCACGCAGTTGCTGAACTGAAAGAATTGCGGGATACGCCAGACGTTATCCGCACCATTACTGAGCGCTGGAAGCACAACGGGCATCACATCGTTATGTACCCGGACGCCAGCGGGAAGAACCGTAAGAGTAACAATGCGTCGACGTCCGACATTGCACAGTTGCAGCAGGCCGGATTCGAGATTCGCGCCAGGTCAACTAACCCGGCGGTGAAAGACCGTGTCGCCGCTGTCAATAAAGCACTGGAATCTGGTATGCTGATGATTAACGAGCAGGCATGCCCGGTTACGTCGCGCTGTCTTGAGCAGCAGGCTTACGATAAGAACGGCGAGCCAAATAAGTCCAGCGGCAACGACCACCAGAACGATGCGACCGGCTACCCAATCGCCTACGAAATGCCGATTGTTAAGCCTGTAATTAACATCCCAGTATCTTTCGCCCTTTAACTAAGAGATTAAGCTGATGGCAAACGACAACAGCGTAAGAACAAAACACCGTGAGTGGCTTCACCACTTCGAGAAATGGAAGAAGGTGCGTAACGCTGTCGCGGGCGACCTTATCGGATACCTGCGCAACGTCGGCCTGAACGAGCCGGATAAAGCCTATGGCGAGGCGCGCCAGGCCGAATACGAGCAGGGTGCTATTTGCTACAACTTCACCAAGCGCACCCTGTCCGGCATGGTCGGCAGCGTCATGCGCAAGGACCCGGAACAGATTATCCCGAAGGAACTTGAGTACCTACTGCGTAACTGCGATGGGTCGGGTGTTGGCCTGTGGCAGCACGCACAGGACACGCTTATGGAAATTGATTCTGTCGGTCGCGGCGGCCTGCTGGTGGATGCGCCGGAGACGGCTGCGGCAACGGCAGCCGAACAGAACGAAGGGCTGTTAAACCCGGTAATTGCCTTCTACACGGCGGAGAACATCATCAACTGGCGCATGAAGCGATTCGGTTCAATTAACCGTGTCGTGATGATTGTCTTGCGTGAAGTGTGGGAATACTTCGAATCCGACGACGAATTCGTCGTAAAATACGGTGAGCAGTACCGTGTTCTTGACCTGGACGAAAATGGGAAGTACCGTCAGCGCCTTTACAAGTTCAAAGCGTCAGGGGGTGACGCCGAACCTGTAGAGACAATCTACCCTAACCTTGGCCCGCAACTGGAAGGCAAAATCCCGTTCACGTTCATCGGTGCAAGCAACAACGACGCGACGGTAGACGATGCGCCGCTGCTGCCTCTTGCCGAGCTTAACATTGGCCACTTCCGCAACAGTGCGGACAACGAAGAATCTAGTTTTGTTGTAGGCCAACCAACACTGTTCATCGCTACCGGGGCTAACTTCAGTCTTCAGCAGTTCCAGGAGGCTAACCCAGACGGTATTAAATTTGGCAGCCGCTGCGGTCATAATCTTGGTGAGGGCGGTAGCGCACAGCTCATCCAGGCTGAGGCAAACAATCTGGCCAAGCAGAATATGCTGGACAAAGAGACTCAGGCTATCCAGATTGGCGCGCAGCTTATTTCACCGACGAGACAGATTACCGCCGAAAGTGCACGCATACAGCGAGGAGCTGACACATCAGTTATGGCAACCATCGCGCGCAACGTCAGCATGGCCTACACCGACGCGCTGAAATGGGTTGCCGCGATGATGGGGCTGCGCGAAGGTGTTGAGATTGAGTTCAAACTGAACATGGACTTCTTCCTACAGCCGATGACCGCACAGGAACGTTCAGCATGGGTTGCTGACATCAACGCGGGCTTACTCCCTGCAACCGCGTACTATGCAGCATTGCGCAAAGCAGGCGTGACTGACTGGACAGATGGCGATATTATGGACGCAATAGCCGATCAGCCGCTGCCTAATGCGACGACGGTGACCGGGGACATCCCGGCCAATGCAAACCAGCCTGACCAACAGAACGGCGGTAATGTGGATGACCAGAACCGAGTTTAAAATATTCATCGTGGCCGCTATTGCGGTCACTCTTTACATGTGGTGGTGCGTATGACATTACTTGGTCTAGTTTATCTCTATGTTATGCATCGAATTGCCAAAATGGTTTTGGTGGGTAAATGAGCATAATCGAAAGCTTCATCAGCCACCAGGTCTGGCTCCAGCGTAACGCGTCGCATGAGGTGAACGAGCTAGCGCCGTTCATCCAGCAGATGCGCGACGAGGTGCGCCGACAGGTTCTTATGTTCGGTGACGACAACCGCACGCGGAAGAACCTGGAAAAGCTACTGCGCGACCTGGAAGACATCCTGGACGGCATAACCACGGACTGGCAGGACAAGCTGACCGAAGACTTGCAGACGCTGGCGGGCTATGAGGCTGACTGGACGACGAAGACGCTTACAGCTAACGTCGATGCTGAGTTTGTCACACCGGCGCCTGACCAGGTATGGTCTGCGGTTAAGTGGAAACCACTGGCGCTTAATGATAAGCCCGCCGACCTGTTTGGTATGATGGCTGGGTGGGGAGACACGGAGATTAATCGCCTCGTCACCGGTGTTAAGATGGGCTTCGTGCAAGGTAAGACGACGCGCCAGATTGTGAAGGAGGTCGTCGGAGCTGGAGGCCTGGCCGACATTTCTCAGCGTAATGCGGCAACAGTTATTCGCACCGCACTGAACCACGTATCTACCCAGGCGCGCGAAACTACGTACAAGAAGAACAGCGACATCGTAGAAAAATACGAATGGGTGTCGACTCTTGACAGTCGGACCTCAACAATCTGCCGTAGTCGTGATGGCCAGAAATACGAGATTGGCAAAGGACCATTACCACCGGCGCATCCTAATTGCCGTAGTACGACTGCGCCGGTAATCAGTTCAGATTTCGACTTCCTGGACGCTGGTGCTAAACGGGCTGCTCGCGGAGCAGAAGGCGGTATACAGGTAGACGCGAGCACGACATACTACGATTTCCTGAAGCAACAGCCCGCCTGGTTCCAGGATGAGGCCTTAGGGTCGGTTCGTGGTAAAATATTCCGTAACTCCGGCATAAGCCCGGAAGAGTTCCGCGTAATTTCGGTTGACGGCTTTGGTCGTCCGCTTACACTACAACAGATGGCTGAACTCGATAAGCGAGTAGCCGACTACCTGAAGGGGTTATGATATGGGTTTCTTTAAAGTTAGGGATATCCCTGCACGACGCGTTGTTCAGTATTCCCGCGTTTCCGGTTCTGCCGAAAAAGTGGTTTATATCGAAGACGAATCTGTACTAGGTTCACCTGTTGACGAGATGCCGTATGCTGATAAGACGGGTATCGCCGTTAAGTCTGGCGGCGCACTGTATGAAGTGCCTTACCTGGAAGACGTTGGCGACGTGTATTTCGCAGTGCAGCCAGAAGACGCCCAGCTAGGCTCAACCGAGACCACACTAACGGCAACACCGAAAGCCGGTAAAGCACCGTACACCATGCAGTGGTACAAAGACGACAAGCAAGTTGTTAACGTGCCTGATGGCGGCGAGAATCTAAAAGTCACCGAGGCCGGGAAATACTGTGCCGTTGTGACGGACGCCGCGGGGGTACAGGCAGTGTCAAAAGCTGCGGAGGTTAAGCCGAAAGCAGAGTAGCGAAAGGGCCCCGAAAGGGGCCTTATTTATTGAATCTTGCAAACTTCACAACCGCCATTACCGCGAACGATGCCGCGCTTGGTAAACTCGGCAATCTTCTCGTCTATGGTGTTACCGCGGCACATTCCGCGTGTTGAGCTATCGGGTTTCATATGTGTTGCCTGATAGTTCGCTTCCATCTTTTTTATTCGCGCATAATCTTCCGGGTACATCACCTTCAGGTTGTAGAGCTCTTTTCCGCTCATGTGCGGGCAACATACGCAACTTGATTTACCTGGAAGATATAACCCCACTTCTTCTACTGCATCCGATTCATGCTCACCGATGCCCCAGTCGACTAATGGGAATACCTGAGTCCATTTATCTTCGGGTCTCCAGTTATCGGCGCGCTCGGGCTCATCGGCATTTATTCCGACAATGCGCAGGATAGAACCTGTATGCGATGATAGTCTGCGGCCTTTACCATTGACGCCCCAGGCTTTCCAGCAACCAGGATGATTATTGAAATACTTGTCCGCAGTCTCAGTTTTAAAACGCATAGTGCATGACTTTATACCAAATGCCGCCCCTGGCAACGTGTTACCCCGTTCCGCCGTTTCAATAACGCTCAGTGGATGACCATTCTTGTCGAACTTATGCAGCACTACAACTTTCGACCAGTTACGTTCCGCGCACCACTTCTTCAGATGCTCAATAAATTTGTAGGTGTGCTGGTGCTCTGAGCCTGTATCGGCGAAAACAATCTCGTCAGGCTCGAAGCCGCGTTTGTACATCTCGGCCAGCATCATTGTGGTGTCGTCACCCATCCCCGCCATGACTACACGGAAAGTGGTAGTGGCCCATGCTTCTTCGAAATGCGGACGTTCGGTATAGAGAATCATTGTTATAACTCCAGGGTTAGCGGCCCCTTGCCGCGCTGTGAGGTAAAGATAAACCACCACGAAGTATTACGCAACTATTATTCCAATTATTCCATGATAAAAATAAATAGGAATAAATTATTCAAAAAGTGGATTATTACAAATTATTATGATAACCTCACTTCGTTCTACGAACGCCGCAAGGCGCCCGTAGCGAGGTGCCTCCGGCACAACGAGCATTCGGGAGACCGCGCGGAAGGGTCGGAATCTTTTACGAGTCACGCAGAATCAACGGACACCTTATCCTTCAATGACTTACGGCAGCAATGATTCTTAGTGTGTTGCCGTAAAGTAATGGTGTGGGGTTCGCTTTAAGGCTACCCCCACTGTTACGATGGGTTGGGAGACAACATGAATCTACGAATTATTCTGGCTGTTGTAGCTGTCTCACTCCTGGCAGGATGGGGCTACGGTAAATGGCAATATTCTTCCGGCTGGAAAGAAGGACGGGCCGCTCTTGTTGAGGAACAGCAGGAGAAGGCAAAGGCGAAACTCGCCAAACAAATCACACGGCAGCAACAGAACGACACCCGCTCCGCCGCCGCCGAACAGCAGGGGGTCGCCCGTACTGTAACCATTACGCAGGAAGTCGTTAAGTACGTAAAGACGCCTGGCCGGAATGTCTGCACGTTCGACGAAGCGCGCGTTAAGCTGAAACAAGCCGCCGTCGGTAACGCCAATCACATCGAAGGCTACGACCATGAATAAATTATTCCTGTTGGCTGTAATAATTGGAATAACTGGTTGTGCGCCGGAATACACGCCGAACACGTTGCCGCAGGTAGACCCGCAGCTCATGACCGCGCCATGTAAGTTAGGTGATGCTAAAGCCGATGCAGATGAGGATGTGTCAGTGGATGTGCAGAACGCGGAGTGTGTGCGCCAGCTAAGACTAAAGGTGTACCGGTTGCAGGACTGGATTAAGAATGTGACAGAATGAGAAAAGCCCCTTACGGGGCTTTGGTTTTATTTCTTTGTTACAGTTTTTGCCAGATAGTCACATCGCGCAATTGCTAAATCTAAAGTGGCGTATGCGCTGTCACAAGTGGAGTTGGTTAAACCGCTGCGCATAACATGAAAACCTTGCTTGTCCGACAGCACCCAAAAATCACCGTTTTCGTGCGCGATATCTTTCTCTTTCAACATTTCATAGTCCTCCTGTTTAATTTACCATCTATATTAGAACAGTAATATAACAGTGTCAATAGGAATAGTTGCCTTCTCCTGTGGAATAATTTATTCTTGACAGTGTAAAGCCGGGTGGCCCGGCTACTAACGTCCAGGGGACATACTGACTATGAATCGTTTTTTACATTTCCCGCTCATGAACGAAGCTGGCGAAGAAGATAAACTAGCTGGCGGCGCTACCACCTTCACGGCAGAACAAGTGCAGCAGATGATTGCCGAAGCTGTTGAGAAAGAAGTGGCAGGTCTGAAGGCGAATAATGAAGCGTTGCTGACCGAGAAGAAAGAAGCGGCACGCAAAGCGAAGGAAGCCGAAGAAGCACGCCAACTGGCGCACCAGGAAGCACTGAAGTCGGCTGGCAAGATGGACGAGTTCGAAAAGACGATTCGTAGCCAGTATGAACCTGTACTGAAAGAGAAAGAAGAGAAGTATTCTGCGCTGGTAAGCCGTGTACTCGGCAGCGAGCGTAAAGCGGTTCTGGGTAGCTTCGCCGGTGATTTCATTACTCCGGAAGCAGTAGATATCCTAGCACCGTTTGTGAAGACAGAATTTGAAGGTGATGACGTAGTTACTAAATTCGTCGGTTCAGACGGTAGCGTGATTACGACTGACCCGGAGCAGTTCCGCAAGTATCTGCGTGAACACAAAGCATTCAGCCATCTTATTAAGGCTAATGCGGCTTCCGGTGGCGGGGCTTCCGGTGGCAAAGGCGGCGGGGCCGCAAAAATGTTTAGTGAAATGACCGAAGCGGAGCGCCTTGAGTTGCACCGCACTAATCCCGCCGAATTTAAACGGCAACTTGAAGCCTTGAGGAAATAATAATGGCTATTACCACCATTGGCAACATCGTAACCGGTAACGAACCTGTCCTGCTGTCCTATATGACGCAGGACCCGGTAGAGAAAACCGCTTTCTTTGAGTCCGGCATTCTTACCCCTACTCCGTATGCTTCCGAAATTGCTCGCGGCCCGTCCAACATCGCCAATATTCCTTTCTGGAAAGCGATTGATACCTCTATCGAACCGAACTACTCGAACGACGAGTATCAGGATATCGCAACACCGCGTAACGTGCAGACCGGCGAGATGATGGCGCGCGTAGCGTACCTGAACGAAGGTTTTGGGCAGGCTGACCTGACCGTCGAACTGACCAGCCAGAATCCACTGCAATCAGTGGCTAACCGCCTGGATAACTTCTGGCAGCGCCAGGCACAGCGTCGTCTGATTGCTACCGCTCTCGGCCTGTACAACGATAACGTTGCTGCGACCGACGAGTACCACACCCAGAACGATATGGTTATTGATGTGTCCGCCACCCTGGGCTTCGATGCAGGCGCCTTTATCGACGCCACCCAGACTATGGGCGACGCGCTGATGGGCTCAACTGGTGAAGTGCTCGGTGCTATTGCGATGCACAGCTTCGTATACGGCCAGGCGCGCAAAGCTAACCTCATTGACTTCATCCGTGACGCTGACAACAACACCATGTTCGCCACCTATCAGGGCTACCGTGTGGTTGTCGATGACAGCATGACCGTTGTGGGCACCGGTACCGACCGTAAGTTTATCAGCATCATCTTCGGTAACGGCGCAATCGGCTACGGCGAAGGTACTCCGGAGAACCCACTGGAATATGAGCGTGAAGCCTCACGCGGTAACGGCGGCGGTGTTGAAACCCTGTGGACCCGTAAAACCTGGCTGCTGCACCCGCTGGGCTACAGCTTCACTAGCGCGGTAATCACCGGTAACGGCTCCGAAACCATCGCCCGCTCCGCTTCCTGGCAGGACCTGGCGAACGCCACCAACTGGAATCGCGTCGTAGAGCGTAAACACGTTCCTATCGCGTTCCTGGTTACTGGCGTAGGTGCGTAACGGTAGCGTATAATCAGGAGGGGCTACGGCCCCTCTTTTCACATTCATACAGGAGAAATGTATGGCTACCACAGGTAAAGGTTTGCCTCGCAGTCTGAAGCACGCTAGTTTTAGCGTTAGCTGGACGGAGGTCACAGGCAAGCCGACGACTTTTGCGCCAGTGCCCGCGACACTAACCGTCGTAGGCGGCGTTAAGAAAACTGCGGCTGTAGCAGATATCGCAGTGCAAACTGTGACGGGCGCAGATGCCGCCACTGTCGCGACTTCGGCAACCACTGCGGTTAACGCCGTAGGTACTAAGCTAAACGCGCTGCTTGCCGCTTTGCGCACGGCGGGAATTACTACCCCTTAATCAGGAGCATTGAAAAATGGTTGATGTAATCAAACGCCGCACCACTGGCGTAGACGACGCAAATGACGACGGCCAGGTTGAGATTGTTATGGAGAACATTTCTCCGGCATCATTCTCAACCGGCATTCCAGACACTACCGCCGTAACCGCACCGGCGGCGCTGACTCTCACCGTCGCAGCAACTGGCGGCCTGGCGCCATACAGCTATCAGTGGTTCAAAAACGGTAACGCTATTTCCGGCGCAACGGCAGCGACTTACACCAAGACGCCTACCGTCGCCGGGACTGATTCCGGTACTTACAAAGTTGTTGTCCAGGATGGTTATGGTAATATCATCTCAGACAGCACTGTTGTAACAGTATCTTAATTAAACGGCCCTTCGGGGCCGTCATAGGGAAACATGATGGCTAATGACAATTACGTAATCCGCGAGAAGTATAACGGTCTGGTAGAGATTGATGGCCAGCTCGTACCGCAGCGGGGAAATGTTCTACCGGAAGAACTGGTAGCAACTCAACCGGATAACGAAGAAGCGCACAATAACGGGGGTGGCGCTGAACCTAAACGCCGTCGCCGCCGCACGTTCGAGGAATAGCTGATGGCTTTAGTCGTCGAAGATGGTTCTATCGTTGCGGGGGCTGACAGCTATCTTAGCCTGGAGGACGCCCGCGCCTTGGCGGCTAAATACGGCTACGTGCTGCCAGATGATGATACGGAAGCGGAAGCCGCATTGCGTAATGGTGCGATGTACGTCGGTTTACAAGAACCTGCCATGTGTGGTCGTCGTGTGTCTGCGGCGCAGTCCTTATCGTTTCCTCGCACCGGTATCAGCCTGTACGGTTTCCCTGTAGCCAATAACGTCATTCCGGACCAGGTTAAACTAGCACAGCTTATTGCTGGCGTAGAGTACGGTAACGGCGCAGATGTGCGCGCCAGCTCCGACGGACGCGTCACGACTATGGAGCGCGTAGAAGGCGCCGTGACGGTCCAGTACGCCAACAACGGCAACACCGGCGCGACAATCACTATCACGGCTGCCATGGACGCATTACGTCCGCTGTTGTGCGGGTCTAACAATGGCTTATCTTTTAATGTATATCGGGGTTAATGATGGCTAAAACGAAAAGTGAAATGTTTGCGCTTATCGGGGCCAATTTACCTGATAACACGTCTGGTGCTATCACACCGGAAAAGTTACGAGAAGTAACAACGCAACTGGCAGACTCTATGTTGTATGCCGCCGCTGGAGTAAAAGAGGTGGAAGTATTGCGGGCCTCTTCTACTGTCGCACAAGCGCCAACGGCGGTTGACAGTGCGTTGCAATTAACTTTCGGTGCCGCCCAAGGAACAGCTTCCAATCCTGTTATGATTAATGCCGCGGGTCTTGTGACGTTTAACGTGGCGGGTAACTATGCCGTTCGCATCAAACTACAACAAGGGCGAACAGGTTCTACAGGAACATCTATTCTTCTGTCACGAATTCTTTTAAATGGCACACAATATGGGTTCCTCGCTGCGGTAAAAATGGAGAACCCAAACGTCATAGCCGTAACGGAGTCTCGCGTAGTACTGGACGTGACCGCAGGGGCAACATTTTCAGTTCAAATAATGCGCGATTCTTCCGGTAATAATTCGGGCGGTGTCGTTCCACAAGCGGCAACGGTTACGGCCTGGGGTACAGCACCGTCAACGCTATTGGTCATCTCGCACCTGGAGCCAGTATAATGAGTACGGCTTTCAGTAAGAAAATGCAGGGTGTAGCGACGCGCCTGCTGGGTAAACACGGCAGTACTGTAACGCTTATCCGCGCGGGTGCTAAGGTATGGGACGAAGATCTCGGTGAATACGTGCAACAGCCCGATACTCAGATTCCTCTTACTGCTGTTCCGGTGCCAGTTAATGCCGGACTCGTTAACGGAACAACTATTCAGGCGGGGGATATGGTTGTGAAAGCAGATTATAGCGTACTGCCGAAGGCGGAAGATAAGGTCGAGTTTGCAGGCGAGCAATGGTCCGTTGTCGGTATCGAGAAGAAAATCGTTAATGACGATATCGTGGCATGGTTCATTCAGGTGCGTAGATGAGTTTCACATTGGATGTCAAGGCCTTCTGTGAGAAGGCAAAGAAAAATCCTGAGATTGTCATGCGGCAGGTCTCTATCAAACTTTTCCGTGCCATTATCCTTGGCAGTCCTGTTGATACTGGCCGGTTTCGCAATAACTGGTTCGCCGCCATGGGTCCCAACCCTTCGATGGAAACTACAAACTACACGGGAAAGGAAGGGACGGCGGCCATAAACCGCATGACAAAGGTTGTCGGTGAGTCGCGTGGTATGGGGTGGACAGAACTAACGCTAACCAACAACTTGCCTTATGCTCAGCGCCTTGAATTTGGTTTGTCCAAACAAGCGCCAGTCGGGATGGTTCGTGTTAACATAGCAAGGTTCAATACATTGCTTAATGAAGAAGCAGCGAAGGTGAAATGATGGCCTCTTATTACGAAGACCTCACAAAAGTATTCGACATTGCGCTGAAGTCATTCGGAAGCGCGAATAATATTGCCGTTGCGCTGGAGAACATCGACGCACCCACAAGCACAGCTATGCCGTATCTGGCGAGTTACATGCTTCTGGCTGATACGGAACAGGCGGACTTGTTCTGGACTGAACAGCGCGCGGGGGTTTACCAGATTGATATCAACGTGGCCTCCGCTAAAGGTAGCGCGCCAATCAATAAAATGGCAGACTTATTAAATACGGCGTTCAAAGCAGGAAGCACGTTCCAGCGTAACGCTATTTGCGCCGAAGTGCAGTCGGTTAGCCTGGGGCCACTGATTGTAGAAAATGGATGGGCCAAGCGCCCGTTGTCAATTAATTTCATTGCCTTCACTGCGAGGATATAACGATGGCACTGCAACCATATAAGGGCGCGAACACCGCACAGTTCTACGTGTTGGAAACAACGCCAGGCGTCACGCCTACTTCTCCGAGCTGGTCGCCGCTGCGCAACACTGGCGGTATTCCAGCCTTAACCCGCGACGCGCTGGTTTCTAACGAACTGGACGGCAGCCGTGAAACATCATCTATCCGTACCGGTAACAAACAGGTTACTGGCGAATACGCTATTGAACTGAGCGCGCAAAGCCAGGATGAATTGCTGGCCGGTGCAATGACAAGTTCCTGGGTTGCCGGTTCTACCGTTGCGGGAGTGTCTGTAACTGTCGACGCGGACGCGAAGACCTTCACTCGCGATGCTGGGGATTTCACCACAGCCGTAGAGGTTGGCGACCTGGTTCGCTTTCCAGGTCTTACAGGGGATAACAGTAAGCCGTTCATCGTAACCGCTGTTTCGGCCCTGGTTGTTACCGGTGGTGCTATTAACCATACCCTGACAGATGAGTCTGCTGTTACGTCTGACCTGGTTATTGCCGATAAGTTGGAAACAGGGAACTTGTGTAAAACCTACTCTATCCTGACATGGTTTAAAGGTCGCTGTGGCGGCGCAGACAGCTATCTTATTACCCGCGGCGTAGAGTTCACAGGTTTCACTATCGAGCAGGCAGTCAACGCAATGGTTACTGGGTCGTTCCCTTTCATTGGTCTGAATCAAGAAATCCTTAGCGCACCACCAGCCGGTTCAACGTTTACTGTTAACTTCAATGCGCAGCCATTCGCTTCGGTGGACGTGTCAGCTTTCAACGGCACCGCGCCGCTGAAGCTTATTGACACATTCACTATTACCAACGACAACGGCACATCTGCACAGTTTGAACTGGGTAATGATAGTGTGGCCTTTGTCGAGCGCGGTCGCGCAGCTAACACCTTCTCGTTGGCGGGTAAACTGTACGACATGACCCTGTTGAATTTGTTCTTGAATGAGACACAGATTGAACTGACGTCTATCCTGGCGGGGCCGGACGGTGCAATGTCATTCACCTTGAAACGCGCCGAATTAACATCGGCAACTCCTGAGATTGGCGGCCCAGAATCGGTAACACTGAGCATGGAAGGTCAAGCTACAGGTAATCAGATGCAGTCGTCTATCATCATTCAACGTATCGCTTACGCATAATAGAAAGGCCCCTTTCGGGGCCTTATTTACAAAGTTCAACAACCATCTCAATCACTCCCCAAATGCGTAACCGTAAGCGAAGGATGTCTGCGTCATAGCGATAGCGTTAAGGCCAGACGTTTTGTTGCTGTTGCCACGTTCGACGGCCTGCGCTGCCGCCAGCGTCATAGCCACGCCCGCATCTTTGGGCGACACACCACTCAGACGCAGCTTCTTACCGTCGATACAGGTCTGCACCTGCGACGCAACCAGACCGTTGTAGCCCTGAATCTGTTCCGGTGTTTCGACTTTGAAGCGAGCAACGGCAACAAACTGGTCTACGACCGCAGCGCCGATGTCGCGACAAGATACAGCCTCAGCCGAGAAGCTAAGGACCATTGAAGAACCGAGCAGAACCGCAAGTAATGTTTTCATGATAAACCTCTTCGTTAATATATTATGAAACTAATATAAACGACGATTAGTAAAAGCGCAACAAAAAGGATAGAATAATTTTGCGGCTAGGGTCATTCCTGAAAGGCAGATGGTTACTGCTTGCCGCTTTAACTAAACCGTTACCCTCTTAACCAAAGGATAAATGATGGAACTGAAAGATTTCTTTTTTGCGGATAAGCACGCGGCGGGTACGTTGATGCCTATCCCGCTGCCGAGTGGTGAAGATTCCGGGGAGTGGCTTCGTGTCGTTGGGCCGGCCAGTGATGTCGGTGTTAAAGCCGGAAGAGACTATCACCGAGCATACTTTGCCATCAAGGAAGAATTGTCTGACCTTGATAAAAAATGCAAAGATAAGAATGACTGGTCACAGTATAACGCCGAGTTTAACTGGCGTGCCGATGAGCTAAATGATGCACTAGCTATTGCCGTTGTTACCGGCTGGTCGTTTGATGAACCATTTAATAAAGATGTATTTAAAACGCTACTTAACGAGTACAAGGGGCTAGGAACATTAGTAGCCAAGCATTTCCACGACAGCCGCAAGTCTTTGATGGAAAAGTAAAAGCGCTGTATGATTTCGCCCGCTGGAGTTATGTAGACCGTCAGAAAAAACAGAAATTTGACGATATCGGAGCGGGCCATGAGGCTTTCTTAGCAGCTATCGGACAGATTCAACCGGCAGCGAAGAAAGAGCAGGAACATCCTGAATTACCGGCGCTATTTGTCGGGGTGTGGGATAAGTACAGAAATCTAAAATTCATACAGCGCGACACCGGAGAATCGCTGGTATTATGTCCTCGTGATATAATTAAATGGCAGGACTTGGTCGCGTATAAATCCGTGACCGGGGACACGATAAGTGTGCTTGAGGCGGAACTTATCATGGGTATAGACGCTATATTTGAGGGCCGGGAAGATGGCTGATACAGCTTCGCTAATTGCGAGGGTAAAAACAGAAGGTGTTTCGCAGGCGGAAGACCAGCTTGACGCCTTCGCTAGCGCCGCTGGAAAGGCCGACACAGCCGCCGGTAAGCTAGGAGACACAACTCAAAAGCAGACAACAAAACTACGCGGCTTCGGTACTGGTGCGCAACAGGTAGGCTACCAGGTACAGGATATGATTGTACAGATTCAGGGGGGCACTTCTGCATTTGTGGCAATCGGTCAGCAAGGCAGCCAGTTAGCTGGGGCGTTTGGCCCTGGCGGCGCGGTAATCGGCGCAATCATCGCATTGTCTGCCGCTGTTGGGGGCACACTGTATAAGGCGCTCGGCGGCGCTAAAATTAGCGCAGAAGAATTACAGGAGTCAGCGAAGACTCTTGAAGACGTCCTCCAGAAGAACAAAGACGGAGTGTATGAATTATCCGACGGTTTCGTTAAGCTGGCGAATGATACGGGGACGGCGTCCCAAGCGCTGGCCAGATTCTATGAAGCTCAATCGGCAACGGTAACACAAACAGAAGGTGCGAAGGAAGCCATTACTGACCTGGTTGATAGTCTCGATACCTGGACAAACGGTTCGGCTATCGGCGCACAACGCTCGTTAGAATTAGGTCAACAAACGTCATCGCTTACGGGGTACATTGAAGACCTGTCAGACAAGTTTGGTATCACCAATCAGGAAGCAGAAGCGCTAGTGCCATTGTTGGCCTCGGTGCAAAAAAATGCTTCGCCGGAGAACATCAAGGCGTTATCCGACGAGACTGCTCGTCTAAACGATAAGTATCAGGGAACCAATAGCGAACTGGTTAAGTTCAACGGCGAACTGTTTAAAAATATAGGTCAGATGCAGGATGCAGCGTCGAAGGCAGATGCTCTTTCTGGCTCCCAGGATAAACTCGGCAACGCAGTGAACTCCACCACGCAGCGCCTTAAAGAACAGAATGACCAGATTATTAAGAACGTTCAGATAGGCAACCTTGCGGATAAAGAACGTTACGCGGCACAAGCTCAAGCAGACAAAGAAGCCTTTGCTAAACGCGAAGGTGTAACTAAAGAACAGATTGCCGCGTATAACGCCGCACGCGACGAGGAAGCGCGCCAGGATATTCAGCGCGTCAAAGATATGGAAGCTAAACGAGCTGCTGCGGAACAGAAAGCCGCGGACACCCGCGCATCGCAGCAGGCCAAGCGCGCGGAAACTGAAGCGCAACGGCAACAGAATGCAGCACGTAATTTCCTTAACACTCTACAACGCCAGAACCAGGACGAGTTAGCGGCTATCGACGCGCAGGAACAGCAGAAGCTGGAAAAACTCCAGGCCTTCCGGGATAACGAGACAATCTCACAGCAGCAATTTGAAGAGGCCAAAACTCAAATTGCGCTCGACGCAGATGCTAAACGTAACGAAATACTCCAACGACAGACAGAAGAACGAATTAAAAAACAGTTCTCCGCGGATGCTTATGTTGCACAGATGCAAGCCCTTGCTGATAGTGAATTTGCGGAGCTGGACAGACAGTATGAAGTTAAGCTACAGAAACTAAACGATTTTCATTCACAAGGACTTATCGCGGAAGATACATACCAGCAGACGTTATCATCCATCAACGATGAGTATGCTTTGAGCCGTGCTAAAGCTACAGGAGACGCTTTTGGCGACATGGCCGGTAACATCGGCGCTGCCTTAGGCGAAGCGTCAACAGCATATAAAGCCTTCGCAATAGCACAGGCTACGATTGCGACGTACACATCCGCTATTGAGGCTTACAAATCCACAGCGGCTATACCTGTTGTAGGCCCCTTCCTGGCCCCCGTTGCCGCTGCGGCTGCGGTTGCCGCGGGGATGGCTAATATTGGAAAAATACGTTCTGCGCGTGAACAGGGCGGCAGCCTGGCCGCAGGCCAGATGTCGACGATCGCCGAGCGCGGTAAGCCCGAAGTCATTATGCCCGCTGGGGCTTCCCGTGTTCGTACCGCCGAGCAGATGCGCCAGATTATGGGGGAAAGTAGCGGTAAGTCTGGTGCCGAGAACATTACCATAGTAAATAACACTACCGGTAGGGTTGATTCCGTTTCCCAGGAACGCGATGATGAAGGAAGGCTTCGCATTATAATAAGTGAAACGGTATCATCGGCGTTACAGGACAGTAACAGCGCCATCTCTAAGTCTCGTCGCGCAACGCGCGGTCAACCAGGATACTAAATATGAGTGATTATTATTTTCCGGCGTCATTGAAGCCGATAGTATCTAAAGGGTACTCAATGACCCGCGGTAACAATATCTGGCGGGTGGAACTGGCCGGAGGGGGTGTTCGCCAGGGGCGTGATACCTATTTTGACATATTCCCTATCAGCGTAACCCTGGTAGTATCTGCATTGGGGCGTCAGGCATTTTTGGCATTCATGGAGAAAGTCGACGGAGGCGCCTCCAGTTTTTGGATGAAACATGACCTTGGACAAGGTATTGCAGACTATCAGGTAACTATAACATCTACCTGGAATGAGTCTACCGATGATGGGCTTAACTGGGTGATAACGTTTACCGCAACTGCCGAGAAATCTCCGTTCCAGGACGTGGCGTCAACGTGCCTTAACGAAAATCTGCCAGATTTGTATGGTTGCTACGGCGATTGTCTTGGCGGTTTTCTTAAGGCCTACGGAACCTATCAGACCTCGTTTCCTCGCATATGGGACCCGATGCAATGAGCCAGGAATCAGTAGAAGCGGCCTACCGCCGAAAACTAGCATCTAACCCTGATGGGGAGATGGATTACATTACGCTGGAGATATACCACCCGTTGTTAAGTAAGCGCTGGTTGCTCGTCCGCGGTGCTCAAGATATCACGGCAACACTTGAGACAGGAGAGGTTGTCACATTTGAGGGCACCCCAATGGATGCAAAAAACGCTGCTAACAATAACGATATGGACCAGACAGCGTCTTTCTCCCTACCAGACGTACTGAACATATTGGATGATGAAATGGATAACATCCCATATGATAACGAAATTTTACCTAAGTTTATATTTCGTAGGTATGTCAACACAGATTTGACATATCCGTGTGACGGCCCGGTTGTGTACGAGTTACAAACTTTAACACAAGAGAAAGGTGTGTTTACTGCGGAAACGGGTACGCCTATGCTCAACCAGCGAGCAACGGGCATCCTTATGACCCCAGAAGAAATACCTCTTTTGAGAGGAATTCTTACGTCATGAATATTAATTCCTATACCGGGTTGCCGTATGACTTCCGTAAACACAACTGCTGGCATCATGTTCGTAATGTGCGAGCCGATGCTGGTTTTAGTACACCAGAATTCGATGTTAAAAGCCCAACGGCAATATCTGAGGCCTTCGACGCTGGGCATTCAAACCCGAAAGGGCTTACTCAGGTGTTAACACCTCAGAATTTTGACGCAGTTTTAATGGGGGTAAAACACGGAGGGCGTCTGGTATGGCACGCAGGTGTTTACTATGATGGTATGATAAGCCATTGCGAGTTAGCATCACGTCAGGTGCGTCTGGACAGCCTGTCAGACATTAAAAAAACATACACGAGGATTGAATTTTGGCGCTGATATACCACTACACAAGAAACGAGGATGGTACTTTTAACGTGGTTCGATACCGCGACAACCCTATGAATTTTGTAGTAAATAATGTGCCTGATGGGGTTCCTATTCGCATATTTATCGATGAAATATGTGAAGATAACGACGTAACAGAAGATTTTGATGCGTTAAAAAAAGATGCAATCTTTTATATTGTTGAGTCTGCGGGGGGTGGCGTTGTAAAAGGGGTAATGAAAATATTCAGCGTCATCCTTAAACCACTTGCAAAGCTTTTAAGCCCATCGGCAAAAGGCTTATCTTCTAATTTTGCAAACTCGCAGGCGGACTCGCCAAACAATAGCCTTACAGACCGCAACAATAAGCCACGACCATATGAGCGTAGTTATGACATATGTGGCACGGTACAAACCGTACCGAATAATCTTATGACAACGTACAAAATATTCAATGATACGGGCCGCATCATTGAATATGGGTATTATGACGCCGGGAGAGGTCATCTCGATATAAAAGCTGAAGATGTTACTGATGGGGACACGCGGGTGCAGGATATTGACGGGTCGTCCGTCGCGATATACGCCCCGTACACATCACCTAATAACACATCAACACCACAGTTACAGATAGGAGAGGTTATAGACCAGCAGTTGTACACCACTATAGAGTCCAACGAGATAGACGGCATAACGCTTAGGGCCCCAAATGATTTAGGCGTAACATTCAGTGGAGAGACGGCAGTAGTTACGTTGTCAGGAACAACAGGAAGAATAACAGAAACTGCCGGTGGTGTTGACTTCACAGAAGATTTTTCTGTAGGCGATATCGCTAACTTAAATGCCTGGACAACTAACACCGTTAATATAGGAGACCATTACACCGTAACATCGGTGTCAGAAACAGTTATTGAACTGGACGTATCATCGAGGCTACTGTCTTGGTCAAGCGCAAGCGGCAACCCTATCAGGGGGAGCGACGGTGAAAATAGTATCAGACCAACGGACACGCTAGATAAAACATTAACGGACTGGGTGTCTATAAATAGGAGTACCGTAGAGCGCATAGTGGTTAACATCGCCGCGCCAAATGGTATGTATAAAGACAATGGCAGCAAACTAACGATGTCTGCAACCGCCGAGGTGCAATATCAGGCCCTGGATGAGAGTGGAGCGCCGTTCGGGCCCATATACACCGCCACGGGAACAATAACAGGTCGTAGCTCAGATTATAATGGAGTTACGATATATGGCTATCTACCGACCGCGTCCCGTGTCCGGGTTAGAGCGCGGCGCACATCAGACACCGATAGAGGTTTTAATGGCACCGTTTCGGACGAAATTGTATACGCTAACCTGTATGGTCAGTCTGTGGACACAACCCCACACTATGGTAATAGAACAACAGTACATTCGGCTCGAAAACAAACCCCCAGGGCGACGGAAGTTAGGCAACCACAGCTACGTATGATTGCCACCGAAATGGTATTCAAATACTTGGGGGGTGGGGTTTTTGATACGGTAATGACACCAAATAAACAAGCTGTTCAGTCTCTTATTCGGCTAGCTAGGGACCCGGTAGTTGGTGGTCTTGATTTATCTGTAGCTAATATGGATGCGCTTTTAGAGACTCAAGAAGAAGTCGAGTCGTATTTCGGTTCTTCTGATGCTGGCGAGTTTTGCTACACGTTCGATGATTATAAGACCACAATGCAGGAAATAGTTACCATTATTGCTGAGGCTATATTTTGCACTCCGTATCGAAAAGGTGCGGATATACTTTTAGATTTTGAACGTCCGCGATTAGGGCCGGAGATGGTGTTTACTCACCGCAGTAAAGTAAAAACGTCTGAGAAATGGTCACGAACATTCAATGACCCCCAGGTTTTTGACAGCCTTAAATTCTCGTACATAGACCCTGTAACAAACGTTAAGGAGACAATATCTATCCCTGAAACAGGAGGTTTAAAGACCGAGACGTACGACTCTAAAGGGGTTCGCAATAAAAAACAAGCATACTGGCTGGCGCATAGACGGCATCAAAAAAATATCTTACGCAAAGTTAACGTATCATTCACCGCAACCGAAGAAGGTATTTTTGCACGACCAAACCGCCCGATATCTGTGGTTAAAGGCTCGCGCATGGCTACTTATGATGGCTATGTAACTTCAGTAGACGGTTTAACGGTTCACTTGTCGTCGCCAGTACAGTTTACCGCAGGGGAACCACATTCGCTGGTACTGAAAACTCGCGATGGTGGCGCGCAAAGCATTCCGGTAATAGAAGGGCCTGACAATCGTTCTGTAATAATGCTTTCAGTACCGCAGGAAGCCATCTATACTGGTAACAGCGCGCTGAAGACAGAATTTTCCTTCGGCAGCGATAGCCGCCATGCGGCGCAAATGATTATGGTCAGCACCGTAGAACCGAGCGACGATAGAACCGTGCGCATCACTGGGTTCAATTACGATGCCGATTACTACAAATACGATGGCGTTTCGCCATTTGGCCGCGCATTTAGCGACGGATTCAGCAACGGTTTTAGTTAAGAGGACGCACTATGTCAAGCGGATGCGGTGATGTTTTAAGTCTGGCGGATTTACAGACCGCCAAGAAGCACCAGATTTTTGAGGCCGAAGTTATCACCGGTTTGCAGGGTGGTGTTGCCGGTGGGGCGTCTATAGATTACGCGACGAATCAAGTTACAGGGCAGGTGCAGAAAACAATGCCTGCTGTTCTGCGCGATATCGGTTTTTATCCTGCTTCTTTCGATTTCTCTACAGGCGGCACACTGACGGCTAACGACCGTAATAAAGTGGTGTATGACCTGGTAAGTAAGACGTGGTACTCGTGGGCGGGGGCGTTGCCGCACGTCATCGCCGCGGGGACTAATCCGGTCGGTGCAGCGGACTGGATTCCGCAAACGGACCCCGATTTGAGGTCTGACTTAAACACCGCGACCGCGGGGAAAGGCGCAGACCTAGTTAAATTTAAGACGGGTACTGCGGTACAGCGCCTGGTAGACTCAGACGGATTTAACATCATTGGAAAATTCGCTCAGGTTGCCGATTTGCGCTCCGTTGCGTCTTCCGCCGGTATGACTGTCCTTGTCAAAGAACACACTACCGGCCGCGGCGCGCTCGGGGGCGGGCAGTTCGTTGCCGTAGCCGCCACAATAGCCGATGATAATGGTGTGTATATCTCTTCCGGTACGGCAGGAGTAACGTGGGTCCGCAAAGACGCAGGTTCTCATGTTAAAATAGAATGGTTTGGCGGGAAATCTGAAGACTCCGGTATCGACCATTCTCCTATCCTGGCTAATGCGCAGAAAACAGCAGGCCGCTCAATCGAGTTCCAGTACGGCAGCTATTATTTCACACCACCATGTGTCATCAAGCCAGAGATGCACTTCATTGGTAGTGGCGGGGCTAAAACGTTCTGGCGTAATAAAAACATAAATGCGGATGCCACTGTGTTTTTTGCTAACACTGGCACATCAAGCAAATGGGCTGAAAACTCTATTTTTGAAAGAATACACTTCAGTAATGATTTAGCTACTCAAGCAACCCAGTCAGCTTTCTCTATGACTAATGTTGGTCTTTTTAAATTTAATAATTGTGGTTTTTATAATTCCCCAATTTATGCATCAGACCTGCACTTTGTTACATGGAACGGATGCGTGTTCATAAAAAGTCCAGTAACAATTAATGAGGCTTCGGTTTCTCCAACATTTCCGATAAATGAAATGCCGTCATTCATAGATTGCTATATGGTTGAGTCACCTATAGATATAACTGATGTAACAGATCTGCATTTAAATAACACTGTTATGTTTTATGGCCCATTTGGTATAAAAAGTACATCCCACAGACCTATGCAGACTGGAGCGGATTCTCGCGGATATCCAATAATGATAACTAACAGTACCATTGATAACATTGATGGGTACTGCCTTGATTTAAACAGGGTAGCAATAGGGACTATTACAAACAGCTTGTTTAGCGGTGGAAGGGTAAGCAATACCGCAGCAATAAGACTTACAGAGGTTATGGGATTAAGTTTTAACTCTAACGTCATTCATTTTGCTGGGCAGGAATGCATGACGCTTTATGATGTTCAAAATTTACTAATGGGAAACAATCAGTTTAGTAGTTGCAATGGTTTCGCTATAAAATCACAATATGCAAGAAACGTAATATTAAATGGTAATTTCTTTGGAAATCAGAAGGTTACTGGAGGGTGGAATACCTGCACTGGAGGTGTAAACTTTGACACCAATGACAACTTGGCTTGGATAATAACTGGAAATGCATTTGTTGGTATACCAGGGGTTGTTGGGCAAACTGGAAATGGAAGAACAGTTTATACAGCGGTAGCTAACGCCGGACTCGCTGACAACTAAAACAAAGGCCCCTTAAGGGGCCT